TGTATCTTTGAAACAAAAATTACCATCTCTTTCAGTCATCTCACGGCTTAATCCAAAGTCACCAATTTTTGCTCGAAAATTATAAGTAATATTATATTCTGCCCTTTTTTCGGATGTCGCCAATAAAATATTGGCTGCTCTAATATCTCTATGAACAATATGTTTATCGCTGAGATGTTTAATTCCATTAGCTATATCTAAAGCTACACATAAGTTTAATCTTTCTTGATCAGCTTTATTAACTCTATATAATATACTTCCTTCTACTACTATTGCTTTTGCTACTACTTTTATTTTTTCACGTTTTTCAAGTTGAGATAATAAAGAACCATATTCACATAATTCAGTTATCATTACAGCAAAATTTCTGAATTCCGAAACACTTATTAATTTAACAATATTATTATGTTCTCCTAATTTTCCAATAATTCCTGCTTCTTCTTTAATTAATTTTTCACCACAAACCCGGTGTCTTGAAGTATCTGGACATTTCTTAACAGCAACTTTATTTCCATTATATTCTTCTAAATATACCTCTCCAAATTGTCCTTCCCCGAGTTTTTCAGAAAAAGTGAATTCCAAATTATTGGCTCCACCTCGCAAACGGTTCAACAATTTCAAACTTTTTCCTCCACCTTTTAAACGTTTTAAACTTTTTCTACCCCCTTTCAACCTTATCAACCTTTTCAACCTTTTCAACCTTTTCAAACGCTTCCCCGATTTTAATCTTTTCAATGAACTACGTGGCTTACGTGACTTACGTGGCTTACGACTAAATCTTGCTCTTTTCATTAAAATAACAATAGAAAAAAAAATAGATTTAAATGAAATTAAAATTTATTAACGAATCATAAATATTGAATGGAAATTAATAATATTCCGTGTTTTTTGTGCCACGATACTCCAGTTGTGTTGTATAAATTATGTAAGTGTTTAGAATCCAATATGTGTAGAGTGTTATAATAATACCCAAAATATGAAGCGGTATTCTAATTAGGCATAATTTTACATATAATAGCAAACGTAATTATAAAGAATTTATAAATGTATTGTTATTATTTAGTTTATGTTTATTTATAGAATTATTTCCACCATTATATTATTATGATAACAATGAAAGTCAAACAATTAATACTTAGTTAAATATAATTAATATTTCCAATTATATTATTCCTAACAAAGTTATAATATTAACATATAACCGTTTGAGCCCACTCATAATGTAATAATATGGATAATGGTGCGAATATATGAAATAATCCTGTACCATATTTATAATTCATTAAATAATCTTTAATTTTAAAATAAAATCCAAAAAGAATTGATATATTACCTAAATAATATAAATATTCATTACCCGTATTTTTATATTTTAAACATAACAATACACACATTATATTTTCTAAAATAAATAATATTACAAATCTGGCATTATTTATAAAATAATATCTAAATACACCATATAACACTATAAATATATTTAAGTAATTTGTATATTCTTTATAAACTAATGAAATATAAAATAATGATAAATATAAGAGATGAATTTCCATAAATAGATTATCAAATTTCCTAATTATTTTTTTACCAGTAGACCACCATAAAATACTAAATAAACCCAATATATTCATTATATTTCCTAACCATATTGAACTTATTTTATTATATGTGGTATTACTTTTTAAAATTATATAACAACCTATATTTAAAAGGAATGAACTAGAATATGTATTAATTGGATATTTGATTAATTCATTGCTCATTCTTTTTTCAGAAGAAGACATTAATTTAATAGTATAATCTTTAAAATTTATATCCCATATTTTTTGTGTATTATAAAATTTACTTAATTGGTAAATAAAAAATGGTATAATTATTGTTCCTATTATAAAAGAATATAAAATATTATATAAATTTATATCATATAAATTAATAGTATTTCTATTTATACTTGTTTGATTTGTGTAATGTTTAATAGTAGTTAGTTGAATATAATTCAAAAATAAATAAAAAAACATAATGTAAATAAAAAAATTTAGATTATTTACATTTTTATATCCAAATCTACTATACATTCTTTTAATTACTTGTACCGATTCTAAATTATCATTCATAAATATTTATATAAAAATAAATTTAAATGATAATAAATTTAAATGATAATAAATTTAAATGATAATAAATTTAAATGATAATAAATTTAAATGATAATAAATGAATTTAGAATGAATCTTCTATGTTATAAAATATCATTGTAGAATATTCGCTCGATGCCGTTACAATACAAGATTTAATGTTTTTAATTAGGTTTATGGCTTCTTTATCTTCTAAAGTTTTTTCCGGAATATAGCCTTTTAATTTGGTATTTAAATTATTCATTTCTTTATTAAACTCTTCGTTTCCAGTTACATAACCATCATATTCTTTTTCTTCTTCTTCTCCTTTTTTTAATTTGTTAGTAATTATATTATGATTACCACTTTCTACAAAGTTTTCTATAATTTTATTATTATTAGCTAATACATAATTATGTAATCCATTTGTAATACGAGCAATATATTTAGCAAATTTTTTTATAGGTTTTTTTTTTGTTATAGATTCTAATAAATGTCCAAAATTATCAATAGCAGAAATATAACAAGCCGGACATCCTTCGGGCGTTGATAAAAAATTTATAACTGTTGGTTTTTTCATTTGTAATCCAAATACTACTACATAAATTGTAGATAATGCTACATATGTTTCATCTGCTAATATTAATATTATTGTCATATTTTCGTATTCAACTAAAACAGGAGACACAGCTTTCTCTTCCTCTAGAAGAGCGCTGTCTACACCCTCTTCGACGGTGGTTGATTTTGCTGTAGCACCGGCCTCCAGTTTTTTTTTAGGACATTTTTTGTCTATAAGAGATAATGTTGTTATACGCGTTTCTTCGTCTATGTCACCTTTTAAAAAGTGATTTGATTCTATCAGTCCAGTATATCTTTTATTCATATCTTCTGATAATGTTACTGGAAATCCTTTTTTTTCGTAGGTTCTAATGTTTTGTTGTATTAAAAATGTGGCATTTCTAAATTCTAATTTTATATTTTCTCCAGACAATCTACTTAGACTTAAAAAAAAACCGTGTGTATCATTATACGGTAAAGGTAAATCATTTTTTTCTTCATTTTTTTCTTCATTTTTTTCTTCATTTTTTTCTTTAAGTAAAGAATGCGAATAACAATTAGTATCAAATAATTCACCCGTACTTTTTTTAGTAGCCATTTTAATACCTAAACTATATAATACATTTAATTTAACCATATCATTATCAGGGCAAGTGTGTTTTGTATTACATACTTTAAAATCATATTTTATTTCTTTTAGCTTCGTTGGTATAGTTCTATCTTCAAATAAAGTATTCATATCGTCTATAGTGCCGGTTATAAATAATTTTTGATAAATATATAGCCATAAAATTTGTAAACCTTCTAAACAAGTCTTTATGTTATATTCTTTTACTGGATCGGTTAAATCTACTTTCTGGGTCGGATATTCTTTGCTTATATATAATTGCGTTTTTTGATTTGATTGAGATGTATCGTGGCTCATAAATGAAATATCATAATCTGATTTTATTTCAACCGAACCCACAACTATCCACTCAAAATATTTTGTACTAGAATGGTCTTCCTGAGTCTCAACCACCTCATCCACCTCATCCACCTCATCCACCTCATCCACCTCAACGACTTCGCCTTTGCAATCACCACCACAGTTTTTATAAATTACATAATTTTTTTTTTTTTTAAAACAAAGAAAATCTGTAATTATTATAAGTAAAAAATCAACTACAAGAGTTCTAAATTTAAAGAACATCTTTTTAGCACTGAGTCTCGAAACATCTAATTCACCTGATACATCTAAAGTTGAACAATATTCGTCCCATGTAAAAAAAGGGCTGTATTGTGTTGCATAATGCTTAGTATTATCACTGAAATTCTGTGCGGTTATTTGTCCACCTGGAAAATCTGAAAAATATGTACATTCGCCTGTTTCATCAGTTTTTTGTTTTTCTTTACCATAACTATATGGGGAAATATTAAATATATATTTTATTAATGGAACTAAAATTCTTTTTAAAAATTCTATATCAATTGTTTCTTCAGAAGTTTTACATGTTGGGATCGAACCAGCGACAAACCGATTTGTAGTCTGGTGATCTACCACTTCGGTAGACCCGCCACTTAATTTATGTATTTTACTTAATTTATGTATTTTACTTAATTTATGTATTTTACTTAATTTATGTCTTTTACTTAATTTATGTCTTTTACTTAATTTATGTCTTTTACTTAATTTATGTCTTTTACTTAATTTGTTTGTTTTTCTTAATTTGTTATAATTTATATTTTTTTTTTTATTCATATATATATATATTACAGATTTTTTTTAATTCTGTATATTTTAAATATTATTTATAAAATAGAATTTTTATAAATATTAAATGAATTCCTATAATGAAACAAGCATATCTTTATCATATGCTACTTTAATACAACACTCTGGCACATATGGATTAAAAACAGTTATTAAAAATCAATATGTTCGAGGAACACCTATTTATAAAACATTTAATTCTTTATATAATACTAAAGGGTCATAAGATTTTATAGAGGATTTATCCCTTCTATTACAAAAGCAATTATATTATTACATAAATTTTATACTGAAAATTTAAATTCAAGTAAAGAACATATTTCCGTAATAAGTGGTTTGTCGTCTTCGGTATTAAAATTGGGAATAATGCCTCTCTATACTATAAGTAATTTATATCAAGTTCATGGAAAGGGAGTAAAGGAAATTATAAAAAAACAATATAAAAATGAAAATTATTTCTTTTATAGAGGGACAACTGCTTATATGACTTTAACCGCAGTAAGTTCAAGTGCTTGGTTATATACATATTCGATATTAAATGAAAAAAAATTACATAAAAATAAAAATATCAATAATGCGTTAATTGGAGTATCCGCGTCTATAATGTCGGATATAGTAGTAAATCCTATAAGGATTTTTAAAACTTATAAACAAAGTAATAGTGATTATATAAGCTACAAAGAAATTATTAAAAAAATTACTTTATCAGATAAGAATTTTATAAAATCTTATTTTCGTGATTATTGATTGAGAATGGGATTAAATGCTTTTAATAGTGGTTTGTTTATTGTTTTATGGAAACAATTTGAATAAGCTTTTGTTAAGCTTTTATAAAAAACTTTTACATATTATTCCATAATATTATGTCAACATCTTTTTTTATTTTCATCCGTAATTTAGTATCTTGTGAATCGTATAATTCTCTAAACCGTTTATATGTTTTATTTACAAAATTTGTGAATTGTTCTGGTGTATTATCATAATGAATATCTATTTCATAATTAGTGTTATCAATGATTTCATTAATTATTTCATCTTTATTAACATATTCCCGTCCATTTTTCTTATGAATTTGGAGTATATTTTCTTTTCTATTTATTAATTTCAAAGTTCTATTTTCTGGATATTTTTTACTAAAATAAATAATTTTCATTGCTCGTGGTATCATAGTAAATGGACCTTTAATCATTTTATTTTTTACTTTATCAGTTAACATTGATAAATCTTCCTTACCATAATAATTTAATTCAATATTATTATTAGTATTATTCTGGATATTCTGGATATTAGCATTAATCGTAGTCTTATTTCCAACCTTTTCTATTAATTTACTTATCTGCTGCGATTGCGTTTCAATTAAATCCTTATACAATTGCTCTTCCTTTTCTATGTCCTTTTTTATTTTACAGTATTGCCTAGCGTGTCTTAACATAATATGTCTGGTCTTAAAA